ATTTATGGAAATCTGGTGGATACTTATTTGGATGAGTTGACGAGAACCAGCGGGTTAATTGGTAAGAAAGCCGTGACAACGGTGGGCAAGGACATTTGGTATTTAAGCGATCAGCGCGGTGTTGTCAGTTTGTCTGTGTCCGAGTCTGGAAAGTTGCAAGGATTAGATGTGCCTATTAGTGAGCCAATCCAGCCACTTATTGACCGTATAAACTGGAAAGCTGCCACTAATGCAGTCGCGGCATACCATCAATCGAGATATTATTTGGCAGTCCCAATTGATGGTGCAGAGAAAAACAACGCTGTGTTTGTGTATGATTTCAAAAACCAAGCGTGGAGTGGATATGACCAGAGCGATCAGATTGGAAAAGCCGGGTCTTGTTCAAATGCCACATATAAAAACGATAGAACTTGCGTGTTAGGAAGCGGCACTTGGACTGCTGAAACCGGCATACTGGATATGTTCACCTTCAGTTACTTGGGAGCAGAACGACTGTTTTTCCTAACGACAGACGGGTTTGTAAACTTGTATGATGACGCTATGTATAGTGGCGATGCGGATGAAGGGGTGGATATTACAAACACAAGCACTCGGAACATCACGCAAACAAGTATATCCACGGAGGTTATTAGTCGTGGCTACTCATTTAATAGTATTGACTTCAAGCAATTTACACAAGTGGACTTCCAGATTGCCACAAACGGGGTGGTTGGAGCTACGGGAATTACATTAACCGCGCAGTTTGATGGTGTGTCTGAAAATTCCTCCATCCTGACCAACGAAGACGGCACAACCAAATATATCAATTTCAGTCGAACAAAGTACGATAAGCCTTTCGACAAGGCTAATTTTGTGGAGTCGAACGTTAGCGATGATTACATGACAAAATTCAGACAGGATTACAGCACAGTCCTGTCTACGGCACTAGACCCAAACACAACCGGGTTTGATCCAGATGCCAAACAGGAATCCACACATAAAGCGAGATTTAACGGGCGGGGAAGGTTCGTCCAGTATAAGATCACAAACGATTTGGGAATTTGCGAAGTAAAGGGAATTAAGACTACGGCGTTGCCGGGTCAAACAATGGTAACTAAAAGGATTTAATTATGGCAATAACAGCAGTAGTAACACCGGGTGAGACATATCCCGATTCGACAAACGTAACGAGAGCAATGTTGCGTAACGGCGCGGCTCCAGCAATAGCTATCTCTGGTGATATTGAAAATGCAGATGTGGCCGATGCCGCAGCAATTGCGTTTAGCAAACTAGAACCACTGGCCAACGGGTCTGTCATTGTTGGAAACGCCAGTAGTGTGGCGACAGAATGCGCGATCACGGACGGGTCAATGGCAGTATCTGGAAATAATGTTACAATTACACCATCTCATGCGACCATTACTCACGCTAAACTGGCTACTGGATCGTCTAATATAATAAAGGGAGCCACCGTAGAAACAAGCGCGGCCAGCGGAGATTTTCTTTTAATGGCCGATGTATCTGAATCAAATGCTTTAAGAGCCATAACTATCGGAAACATATCAAACTCTGGAACATTTGAACAAATCACTCCAGCGGCAACAATCGATATGGATGTAAGTAAGCCGGTACACACGCTTGCAATCAATGTTGACACAGCCCTTACACCAACAGGACATCCATCATCTTCTAGTGAATTTAGGTCTAGCGTGTTATACATTACTAATGGTACGAGCGGAAATCTCGATCTTACTTTGGTAGCGGGGGCTGGAAGTAAGGCATGGTCAGTTTTGAAATATAGTTCTGCGACTCCAACTTTTACGATCTCTGCAAGCGGAAGCGCAGTATTATCAGTAATGGCGTTTAGCGGAAATCAAGTAGGTGCATTTGCAGCAACATCCTAATGTAAAATGTCTGATAGAGAGCTAATCATTGGAAATTGGGTTCACACTATGCGTGATCCAGCGTTTATTGCTGGGTTAGTAAATACCTTTGATGGAACTAAAGCTCCCTTGCGAATTATTCAAAACCTTCCAAAAAGAAGATTAGTAAATAGAGGTGATCTTTCTACAATTCTTATCGTTACTTGCAATAAAAAAGCTGATTTGGTTTTTACTTGGCAAACTAGCAATGTAATTAACTTTCCCAGCACAGATATAACAGACATTGACTCGGCATCTCAAGTGGATGGGATTGATCTTGTAACAATTACAAACACAGTTGCCAGTGGAAAATCCAAGTTTGAAATATCTAGAATCGGAGATAGGTTTTTACAACAATATATTCAGTGTAAAGTTGATTATGCTTATGGTGGAGAGGGTTCATTTTCGGATTCGTCTTGTGATACTACGGATGGAAGTACAACTATCACTTGTGATTCCAGCAACAATATAGCTGTTGGGCAATATGTTTCCGGAATAGGGATTCCTGCAAATAGTAAAGTTGAGACTGTTGGTTTCACTAATGCCACTTGTGATATTGATGATGATCCAACCATCGAGCATGATGCAGATGCAAGAATAGTTGTAGGATTGACAGTTACTGGTACTGGGATACCGGCGGGTGCTGTTATAGCTTCTATTACAGATGGTACTCACTTTGAGTTAAGTGCGGCTACTACTGGTGGCGATTTAGACGATCAGACTTTGACGTTCGGGACTGCCGGGATAGCGGCTCTTTTAGACACAACCCCAACTCCAACTGGTTTTTGGCAAAAAAATCAAACTGCAACTACATTTGACGCAACATCAACAACCGGCAACGGTATTATCGCGAGTACGGGTAGAGCAACATTCAGCCGCACAACAGATGCAGAGGGACTCCCGACAATTAGTATAGTAGCCGAAGGATTAGGATTTGCTATTGGAGATACCCTTGTACTCACAGACCCCGGTTCAACATCAGAAACTGCAACTATAACAGTTCGCAATGTAGAAGTTACTTCTTTCACCATTACAACAGCCGCAACGGAAACGAACGGCGGTTCGGATAGTATTAAACTAACTTTTCATGGTGAAACTGTAACTAGTAATCCGTGTTTCATTCGATTAACAGAAGGTGATGATCCAAGCATTAACGATATTGTCATTCCAGTACACATAAAAGAACTCCCGTCTGGGTTATAATCTAAATAATGGTTGAAAATCAAGACATAGTTCAAGGCGCAATCACCAAGACCAAGTTAAGTAAAAACTTGCGGCTGGACTTGACTAACTTGCCTCAAGGAACGGCGGGTCAAATTCCTGTTATCCAATCAGACGGAAACTGGGGGCTTGTGGAGTTGAGCGGAGACATTTCAATTGCTGCTGATGGAACAACCACAGTCCTTAATAACGCAGAAATCACGGCTAATAACGCAGAAATCACGGCTGCCGACATAGACACAGCCTTTAATTTTATCCACGATGAAAACGGTTACATCGTTCGTTCCCCACAAAGGGAGGGTCAGACAACTGTTTATGAAGTCGATAATAGCACCTATGTAACGGAAGTGGTTGCTGCGGCTCATGCCGAACATGCCGTAACTACAAAAGGAACCAGGAAATACACTAGAACGATTACATGGGGAACTAACGACCCAGATCATGTTTCATTCAGTGGAGACGTAGCAACGGTAACTCATAGTCTAAATACAGAATTTATTACGGTATCCGTCATTGACGTTAGCGGAAGAACCACTACTTCGGGCGCGAGAGGGTTTGTTGATCTGGATGTTATCTGCATGGTTGTTAGTGTTGACTCTCAAAATATCACAATAGAGTGGGATGTTGCCGATTCGGGGTCAACCGCACAGACCGGCTACGACTTTAAACTAACTGTAATTGGATGACCCCAATCCAGAAAGCAAAAGCAACATATGACAATGAATCCGCAAACACATTTGAAGGCGATCTGGTCTGGCATTTACACAACGCCTATGTCTATTCTGACCGGGACACCTTTGTCATGGGACGGCCCATGCCACGGAATAAACTCAATGGAGAAATTAAGAATGATGTGCTTTATCCAGTTGAAGAATGTGACACATGGTTTGTGTGGCTTGCTGCCGGGAAAAATCCTCTCAAGCGGTTTTTGGAAGTTGCCCCTGTTAAAATGGAATATGTGGGTTGGCACAGGCGCGGCAACAAATTAAGAATTTATAAATGGAAAGATTACGAGAGAAAGGTAAATAGATATGGGAACAACAATTAAACCGCCGCCAGCTAGAGATTACGGCAAGGAAACGCGCGACACGCTACAAGCGCAAATAGATTTAGCTCCACAACTATATGGGGCAGAAGAACAGTTCCGGGGCAAATTCGCACAACTGGACATGGACATCGCCAAACAGATGACTCCACAACTGCTGGACTTGTACGAGACTTCACAGCGACGGCTTGGCACAATGGATCGCGAACAACTAGACCTTCAGCGCGGTGGCGACATTGCGGCCATTGAAAAATATGGAGGCCGGGCGCGGGCTGCGTTGGATGCTGCAAATCCAGAACAAGCAGCGTTGTTGGCTGAATTAAATCGACAAGCCCAATCTGGTTTGGAATCCGGGGGTGCTTTAAGTGCGTGGGAGCGCAGAGAAATTCAACAGTCCAGCCGGGCAGGGGGCGCGGCACGGGGAATGGGTTATGGAAGTCAGGATGTGGCTATTGAATCGTTGGCTCAGCTTCAAGGGTCAAGTGCGCGACGGCAACAACGCCAAGGCTTCGCACAGTCAATGGTTGGACTAAACAAGGCAACTGCCGCAGACCCATTCATGGCAATTCTAGGCAGACCAAGTTCTATGAATCCAATGATGTCTGGAGGCGTGGTTGGTCAGGCCGGAGGATATAATCCCGGCGCAATGTTCAGCCCAGAATCCCAGTATGCTGGAGATATTTATAACCAGAACTATCAAGGAATATTGGCAGCTAGAACGGCGACTGCCAAGAATCGCGCATCAATGATTGGTGCGGGGCTTGGAGCGGCTGGATCAATTTGGGCAGGATGTTGGGTAGCCAGAGAAGTATTTGGAGATGATAATCCACAATGGTTGGCTTTCTATGATTGGAAAGAATCCAAAGCTCCCAAATGGTTCAAGAAACTCTACGACTCGTTTGGCGAAAGGTTTGCCAAGTTTATCAGCAATAAACCTAAACTAAAGAAACTCGTTAAGACTTGGATGGAGGATAAGATAAATGGCTAATAAGAGACAAACATTTTTCAGTCAATATAGAGGCAGAGGAGGCCCAGCAATGATAGGAGGTTGTTTCTATTCTTGCTTGATGTTGGCCAAGAGCAGAAGTATGAGATTCATTTTGGGCCTCTTTAGCCACACCATCGGATTGGTTGACCCGTGAGTTTTGATGCTCACGAGCCAACTGTTTCCGAAGTGAATCCCCCACAAGGGAAGCCATTTCATCACTTAACCCTTCGGGGGCGTACATTATTACGATGTAGCGTTATAAAACCCGAACGCGCTAGGATTATAAATAACGAGAGCCGCCACTGCTTCAACTAACCTTGCAGGGCCACCACCATTATCTTGCAATTCCTTGATCTGTGGCAACTTGCCATAGCGAATTTCAGCCAACTCAAAGGGAACAATATATCCCCTATAAGCAACTGCGCTTCCATCCTTTGCAACAAAGTTGGAAGGATGCAACCGAAGGCGACCAAAATCTCCTTCAAAAACATCAACCACATTGATATATGATTTTGCAGACGCTTCCTGATTGAAGGTCTTAATGGCCAAACGGTCATTAGAACCCGTTGCAGATTGCGTGAAGCTGGTAAACACTCGTTTCAGAGTGCTTCCCAAGATCATATCATAATCACGAATAGTTCCAGTAGCGGTGAAGAGTTGGCCCAAGTTATCTTGGACATCTTCTTCTGCTAAAGAACCAGTAGCAGCAGATTTTATTGCCGTACAGTAGTATTTAGCATTTACCGCATGCGGCGCACTTCCACCAGAAGCATGTAAAAACGAACCTAATGATTTTGTAAGATAGCCAACTGACCCGTTATCGAGTCGTGCATGACCATCATTAAGGAAGGTAAGTTCCATATCACGCTTGAGTTCCACTAACTTTTTAGCAATACCATTCGCAAGTTCGCTTTTGACTCCAGCAACGACTTGAATCTCGTCTGCTAAACCCGAAACACGAAACACGCGACGGAATATTTGCACATAGTTTTGTGCTAAAACACGATCTACTGCTGGGTTAGTAAAGCTACCCGCAGAAGTCATATCCACATCAGAACCATCAACAGTTCCAGTTGCAACCGCTGTTGCGTATTTATCCATTTGCCATCCCATAACAGCATTGCCGGGCTTCTTACCTTTTTTCGCCATAGAGGTGAAAACAGTAGATTTTGCATCGACATTACTGATAAGGTCAGACAAATCCTCTCGACCACCCGATTGGATGGCGTTATACCCTGTCTCTAAAAGACTAGCCATAATAATTTATCTCCTATAAATAATCAGTTTCTAATATTTTCGCTAAAGCGTCTGTGTCTTTATCTACGTTGAAGACTTTCCTAGCGGAACTTGAACGAGCTTGATTCGGCTTATCCACAATTGGAGCTTGGCTTGGAGCAGACGGTTGACTTGGAGCTTTGGCTTTTGCCTTTGGCTGTTTGTCAGTTGTCATTTCCTTATACGCTTGTAGTCCCAATTGGAACATAGTCACATCAGCTTTCCATGTTGGGTAGTTCTTTAAGGCGGGGCGATTTTTTACAATCTCCATACCCTCTTGATACCCCACGGAACTCCGATCCTTCCAATATGGAAAAATCTGTTCCACTCTCTGGTTAACGTCAGTTTCTTCATCTAGGTAGTTTTTTTGTTCTGGAAGTTGTGTTCGTAGTGCTTTTCGGGCATTACGCTTAATCTGCGTCACATCCTCTTTAGAATATGACACTTCCTCCCCTTGAGAATTAGTAACTTCAGTTCCATCTGCATTATCCTCTGCCCACTCCAATATCTCTTCGGCCTGTTCTATTTCTTTATTTACTGCCGATACAGATTTCAAATGGGAATATGGATTATCTTTTGTAACTCTAGGAAGATCACTTAAATCATCCTTATTATCCAATTCCGCACGGAGGTCTTTGATCTCACCTTCCAGACCATCAACCCTACCTTCAGCTTCTCTTCGCCGGGCAGTTAGTTTGTCAATTCTCTTCAGGAGTCCTTTATGGGGATTCTCCTTCGGTTCCTCAACTACTTCATCTGCCTGTTCAACTTCCGCAGAAGGTTCTTCTTCAACTTGAGAAAGATCACTTTCAGCTTCTCCCTCCGACTTACCACTCGGCTCATCTTCAACGGGAGGCGATTCCTCATTTCCCGCACTTTCCGCAGCGGGTTCGTCTGGCTCATCAAACATCCTTTCCAATTGACTTGCCAACCCATCAGTGTCCAAAAGTTCACCAATGTTCGTTTGTGCAGCTTCCGTCGATTCGGGAGTGCTGCTTTCTCCCTCTACTTTGTTTTCACTCATGCCGGTTTCAAGCCCTGCAAGTCAGGCAAACAGCGTTTTTAAGGATACGCAGAAACCCACAAATTCTATTGATCCCTTTAAGGAACCAAAAGTTACGAAAACTAAAAACTGTTTTCGGAAAACTGTCAAGCATTTAAATCTATGTTTTTATCGGGGTTAGCTTTTTCCCACGACTCTATTAGAGAATACCTAAAATCAGTCAGAGCTTCAGCCCTTCCACATTGATGATTTCTAATCTCCGGACTAATGTCTTGAGTTAAAGCTTCAGATATTTCCACTTCAATCATGTCTTTTAACCGTTTTAACACATCATCCCAAAGAGGGTTTGTGTCGAATTGAAAATGAGACAAATCCATTATGTTAATTGACTAACTCCAATTCTGCCCACCGTTTTGTTTTCTTCCTGCATAATCGACATTTGAAGATTCTTGGAGTAATTCTCAAATAGTTGCTGAAAAATCTCATCTCCTTGTAATGCTGATTGTGCTTTGGGATTCCTAGATACAATCTCCTGAGCATATTGCATCTTTGTTTTCGCGGCTGGATCATTCTCAACATAATGGGCTTCATTACCTAACATCATCAATCCAATTTCAGTTTTAACATCGAGATACATTTTTTGACTAGCTGTGGATTGGTCTATAATTAACTCTTCGGCAATGTCGGGGCTGATAGCTTTAACCACCATTCCAATCAACTTATTCCTATCCAAAACTCCACCGGCATCCTGTGGGATAACGTATTGACTTATTGTGGCCAGCTTTTTATCCACATATTCGGTATCCAATTCTCTAACATCATATTTCAATACAAAATCAAATTGCATCATATCCGATCTAGGAATGGCTCCAGACCCCGAAATTCTCTGTATTTCTTCCTGCGACAGAAATTGTAGGCACAAAGTAAACATTTGCTGATAGGCTTCAGTCCAAGTTGTTAACCAGTTATTCACCATGCGCTGTTGCTTTAGTTGAGTTTGAACTTGCGGCACACTTGGATTTGCCCTTCCAAAATAACTATCTGCCTGTCTCTCCACAATTTCAATAAGATTCAAAGCTGTATTGGGGGTGCGCGGTGGTGGCTTCATAAATTCGTAATCCCCCGGTTTAGTCACAGGAAGTTGAACTGCCGGGCCAACCTTATTAGCCAATCCAATCCTCTTATTCACCATAATTGGTGGAAGTGTTTCAAAGGATGTGGAATCAAATATTGAATCTCGTTGAGTTTTAATTTCGTTCTGCCATGTCTCACATATTTCTGGAACTCCACGGGACTCTACCACACGCCTTTTAAGCCGCTCACGCCTAAATTCAATAAACGGATACCGACAATGGGCGTAATCTAAAAGTTCATGTTTAGCATAAATATCATTTCCAGAATCATCTTTTGTGTATATGGGACTAAAAATAGTGTAATAAATCCCCGGCATGTTGTTTTCGTTTATCTGCCTAGTATACGCATAAACAACCTCAATAAGATTATCCTGCCTAGTTGTTGTATCGTTTATAGATAGATTAGTAACGCTTTGCGAAAACTCAAAAAACTCCACGGATTTTCCAGCCGTGTTCACCACTTTGTCAATCCAACCTTCATCCCAATCTTCGTCAACGGTTTTAGCTCGAAGTTCAGTTTCAGTCAAAAACACCCGCCTAAATATAACTCTGGCAGCCTGAAGATCAGTTGTTTCTGGTGGGAATGTGATGTCTTCCCAAGGTTTAAGTGCCACAATAGAAGGTTGGTTAACTGAAATATAAGCAACTGGAATTTCAGTTTGTCCGGTTTCCCGCAAATCCTTTATGGCTTTTTTAGCTTCTTTATCCGTAGCATTTGGATATTGAGCTTTAATAATGGCTACTGCCTCATCCTCTCTATCCAGATTAGCTATTATTTCTGGAAAGTCGCGCAAAGGATCGTTTTGTTCCAGTTGGTCAATCATTTGCATAATCTGTTCCATCGTAATAGCTACCGCTTTCAAGGACGCTTTTTGATCCCAACCCACAAACAAAGCACTCCACCCATATTGTAATCCGTGCTGTGCTAGAAGCTCAGCCTCCCGATTTATTGTGTGATACAGTTTAGTGTCCAGTTGCCAGTGCATCATCTTGTTGGCTACCGCTGCTTGTTCCACATCACCTATCTCTGTGGCGGCTACTTTTAAAGTGGCTCTGCTAGATGCCGTAGTTAAAACATCCACACAATCGTTAATTATGGAATCAGCAAGAGGAATTCTAGTGTCACTTGCACCCTCCCAAGGAAAAGCCTGTTCTCCTTCTGGAAGGTTTTTACTATGCTTCTTTCCATCATCGCTTTGACCTGTCCATCGGGTAAGACGAATGTTGTCCGCTTCCGAAACCTTAGTCATCGAATACCCATCATGTAGGCTCCGAATGTATTCTTTGGTTAACTCCGCAACATCTGGAGTATCCGTATGCTTCACCAAATTATCCGTATTCATGTTTGTGTTCAATATCCCAGTACCTTCGATGCGGCAAAGGTGCTACTCGTTACATGAATAGGTTCCATCACCGCTAAATATCGAAGCGTGTCTATGGGGTCTTTAGTGGCTCCCTTTTCTCCATCTCTGCTTGTCCATTCTTGAAGCGAATAAATTAAATTACCACACTCGGAACTTATGAATAAACCGGGTTCATTTAAAACCGAAATAGGTTCGTTCTGGTCATAATTTAACCAATCGTTGATTATTGTTAATCCGTTGGCGATTGATATTCCAGCCGCCTGAAGGAAGTGCATAGCGTTTTCTCCTTCTTCAAGCAAGTCAATAATACTCGTTCCTCCATCTCTTCCGGCAGCTTGGGTAGCTCCGGCACGGGGGTCAATATACCTTTCCTCTATTTTCTCTCCGGCTTCAGCCTCAACAATAATGCTTTTCACTTCCTCAACGCCTCGACCTCCACCGATGTTTTGAGCCGGGCCTATGGTTCCATCTGGCTTTTCACCGGGAATAGCCCATTCTCCAAAAGTCTTTTTATCCGGCCACTCTCGATAAACATACTTTCTTCCCTTTTCATCTACTCGTAACCAAAGCATGAACCAATTCCTGCTCCAAGCCGGATCAACACAAAAATAGTTAGTTCCCTCTTTAGGTATGTCTTTGG